ATGTCAAAGCTCACGAAACGAATGATAGACGCTCTCCAGCCGAGGGACAAAGACTATTTCGAATGGGACGATGAACTGGCTGGCTTCGGCGTTCGCGTATGGCCGACAGGCAAGAAAACCTATGTCGCTCAGTACCGGGCAGGGAAGCAGACGAGGCGCTTCAAGATCGGCAGCCACGGCGCCCTCACAGTCGAGGAGGCCAGGAAGCAAGCCAAGACTGTCCTAGGCGATGTGGCGCGCGGGGAAGACCCGCAGCAGGACCGAGCCACACGCCGGAAGTCGCTTACTGTCAAAGACCTCTGCGACGCCTATTTCGCGGCGGCCGACAAAGGTCTGATCTTCGGGAAGCGCGGCAAGCCAAAGAAGTCGTCAACGCTGTATGTGGATAGGGGAAGGGCGAACCGTCACATAATCCCGCTTCTTGGCAACAAACTTGTGCAGGATCTGACCACCGCTGATGTCGTCAAGATGATGCGAGATGTCACCGTGGGGAAGACGGCGCTGAACGAGAAGACCGAAAAGCTACGGGGCAGGGCCATCGTGCAAGGTGGAGCCGGCACCGCATCGCAAGCCGTCACGCTCATGAGTGCAATCCTAACCTATGCGGCGTCCGAGGGCATCGTTCCTCACAATGTTGCCCGCGGCATACAGAAACCCGCCGTAGGAAGGCGCACGCGACGTTTGACCGCTGACGAGTATCTGTCGCTCGGCAAGGTGCTGGACGCGTCACAGGGCGAGCCATGGCAAGCGGTGGCCGGTATCAAGTTGTTCTTACTCACCGGCTTCCGTCTTCAGGAAATTGCGGCTCTAAAATGGAGAGAAGTGGACGAGGCTGGCAGTTGCTTCAGGCTTGGTGACAGCAAGACGGGCGAGAGCGTTCGGCCAGTGGGAAGACCCGTCTTCGACGTTCTGAAATCGCTTGAGCGCATTCCGGGAAATCCGCATGTCTTGCCATCCCCTCGAAAGGAGGAAGGGTATTACACGGCGCTGGACACGGCCATGGTGCGCGTTACGGAAGCCGCGAGGATATCTGGCGTCACGTCTCACACTTTGCGGCACAGCTACGCCTCTGTGGCTGGCGACCTAGGTTTCACAGAGATTACGATATCGGCGTTGCTCGGCCATGCTGCGGGCAACGTCACACAGCGCTATGTGCATCATCTGGACACGGTACTGATCGCGGCGGCCAACAAGGTTTCAAGCGAGGTCGAGCGGATGATGACCGGCAAGTCTGCCAAGGTCATTGAATTGCCGAGACGGGCTTAGTCCTTGTTTTTGTCGGTGACCCCTTGATCCAATTCGAACGGATCACCGTCGCCTTCGAAAGCCGGCTCTTCGAGAAACGGACTTTCGTTGCGCTCACGCCAATTGTCCATCTCCATTTCTTGCCAATACTGCAGACGCTCCTCGACCATGGATTTGAACTTAGGGTCAACGCCGTGACCTAAGTTGCGAACGGTCTCCTCAATTTCCTGAATAAGATAATCGACGCCTGCAGGCGTATCCTTTGAGTCCTTCAGCATGGAGACCATGTTGGCTAGCTCAAGAAGCTTTTCTTCTAGCGTCACTTCAGCCGGGAAGTGTTTTTCGAGGCACCAAACTATAGCCTCGTTCATAGACATGCCAGCTTGTTCCGCCTTCACCTTGATTCGATCTCGCATTCCAGGCGGCAAGCGCAGTTGGAACTGGTCATAGTCTTTGACCTTCGATTTTTCCCGCTTCATTTTCAAACACTTCCCGAAATCATATCACATAGTGCTAGGTTGAGCTTGACCTAACCACGGTTTTACCTCTTAATACAATCATAGCACAGAATGCTATGACGAATTAAGGAGATGGTTAAGTGACAGTTACGACCGAACGCCCGAGGCTTCGACGCGCAGAAGTCCCGGCCTACCTGCTCGCGAAGCACGGAATCCCGATCGCGCTCAATACTCTCAACAAGATGGCTACAGTCGGCGGCGGCCCTGCAATGAGATACGCTGGCCGCATCCCGCTCTACGATGTCATCGATCTGGATAAGTGGGCTGAAGAGCGCCTGTCAGGCCCTGTCTCATCGACGTCGGGTAGGGCGGCGTGATGGTCAACCGTACAAACGAAAATGGCCCGGCGAGCGTTGGCGCGCTCCCAGACCGTGGCTCAATCACTCACCCCTGCATGAGGAAAGAAGAAATGAACGAGGCAACGAATAGCACGGCGCCGGCCGTGGGACAAGAATTGATCTGTGACCGCGTGGAGCGACTGGCATTCGAGTTGTCCGAAGCTCTGGCCGAATGGAACAACGGGACATTCATGGGCATGGTTCATCCGTCCGGCCATGCAATGGGAGTTTACTTCCGCCAGGTGGGTGCAAGCCCCGAGGCTCGTCTCGCATATGCTGCGGAATCCTATCAGAAGTGTGCTCGCGACGTGGACCCGTCCGCAACAGAATGGTGGGAGCTCCGCACGCCAGATGAAAGCTTGGCGCAGCGCTTCGTTCTTATTGGCGCACGGGAGAAAATGGCATGAGCGCCCCTTCTCTCGCACAGCGTCAGCTTCTCGACATCGCCAACATGGTCTCCGTCGTGAAGAACCTCAACAACGCGCTTTTCATGGCATGCACCGATGTCGGGGACATGGAGAAAATCAACGCGCTTCACTCCGTCATCGATGAGATCAACAATCGGATCGAAATCCTTGGCGACCGGATCGATGCAGTTCGGGAGGTGCTGGCATGAGACAGTCGCCCCTAGAAATCACCCGCGCCCGCCTCGAAGCGAAAATTGAGGAACTGGTTGCCCTTCTTGATCTGGTCGATGGCGACTGCGACCTAGAAGACAACAACGACGCCGAACCGTCTCTCGGCACTGGCGGCAGGCTTGGCCGTGACGGCGTTGAAGACGACCTGGAAGACGACACGGCCGACAGCGAACACAGCATGGGGTGGGCCAATCCCCGCTTCGGTGACAGCCCGCTGCCCGCCGGATGGTGTATGGGAGATTGGGAACAATGACCACCCCCATCGAGAAAGCCGCCATGTGGCTGTCAGAGCAACCGCAAGACCTGCCGAACAAGCTGGCCATGCTCCAGAACATTTTCAGCCTGACGGCGGCGCAAGCAGCCCAGGCACTCACCTTGGCGAACCAGTACCGCCAGAAACGGAGGGCGTTCGGTTGAAGGCAATCCACAAGTCGAACCGTGATGGCTCCGAGCGCGTAATGCTCGGTAAAGTCATCTGGAAGGAGAAGCCGGCGCACAAGAAGGCGCACAGGCTGGATTGGCAACACTCGAAAGAATTTCAGCGTTTGCGGGAAATTGAGAAGGTTATCCGCCACCGACACGGCGGTATGATCCCAGATCCGGTTGGGACGGACGATTTTGATCTGTGCATCTCATATCTTCGGGCTGTCGCTCTCACGCCACGTTCGCAGGATGTGGCTTCATGGTGCTTAAAGTGGGCGCCTTGGATCGATCCCGTCACGCTGCAAACGCTGTCGGCGCTCGGTCTTAATCGTCGGTGGATGATCAAGGCCGATGCTGTCGCAAAGATGCTTCTCGTCACCATGGAAGAAAGATCAAAGCTCGGGCTCCGGACCATAGGCGCCTGCGATATGGACCGCGAGGAGAGAAACAGGACTGCCAAGGCGACCAAACAAGAACGCGACCGTAACAGACAGGAACAGAAGCGCAGAGCTGAAGGTCGAGCGGATCGCAAGTCCTACGAGGCGGCATCACTCTCGAAGCTTCAACCGTGGTTGGCAGAAGGCATTACCCGTCGAACATGGGAACGGAGGCGTGTCGCAAGTCTATCGCGAATAGAAGAAACATGGATTGGCGACACACTTGCGTCAAAGCCAGAAAATCAACAGGCGGCACAACAATCTCGATCAGGACAAGCTCGCGCAGCGGGGTTGTCTGCGGGTCTGGGGGATCATCCCCCAGCGGGGCTCCAAGGGGCAGTGCCCCATGGGAACGGCGACGGTTTCCAGAATGGGAGGGCGGCCTGATGGAAGTCACTCAGACCGCGCAAATCATACCTTTCCCTGTCGATCATGAAGTTCTGTTCATCAGGGACACGGCCCGCATTCTTATGATCCGTCAGGGCGCTGCTGCTGAACGCTTTTGGCAGATGACCTGCCGGCGGCTTTACGCTCGCCTTCAGGTTCAGGGAATGGCGCATGCCGACATCGACAGGGAAGTGAAAAGCTTTTCCGCAGCTGTGTTCGCGCAGATTGACCGTGTGAATGCCCTCCAACATCACAATCCCAGAGGTGCAGCATGATCCTGCGCCCGATCTGCGATTATTTGGATTCCGATGGCCGTCGCTTCGTGTTTACCGGCTTCGGTGAATCTAACGGCCTTGCTTACGGATTGGCTCTCGATCCCCGCCCCAAACGCTGGCGCCATAGACGAGCCGCCTATGACCAGACGCTTGGCGATCTGATGGGCGAGAATGCCGTTCTTATCTGCCTTTGGCCCGCTAACGACTGGGCCATCGTGTCCTTCTTCAAATTCGCACCAGATGAAAACCGCACCGGCTTCAAATGCCGGGTTTATGGAGAACTCATCGGATGAGCAGCCTTGTACCTATCGAGCCCGGCCAGTGGATTCTGTCGTTCCACCAGCCCTATGGCCTGTACGACGGCAAGACGATGGAAAGTCGCCTTGAAGAAATGGCCTTCCGGCACTGGATGGACGGCACCAGCGCGGAGGAGATGTTCCTCGTTATGCAGGCGAAGAAGGTAATGCCCAACACCTTCACGGTGTCTGGAAATGGTCGCTATGTCAGTGATGGCGACCGCCTATATCGTTTCAACGTCGTCGCCGCCTTCTCAACCAAAGAGGCTGGAATCGCCCTGCGCGATAAACTGTTCGGCATTGGCGAGGACGTTGGCGACCGCATCGAAAAAGAAATGTATCGCCGCATCGAGAAGTTTTCAGCAAGAGAAGAGGCGAAAGGCATCAAGCGCGTCCATCGCTGCCTTCCTTACTTTTTCGGGGGCGGCCAATGACCGTGACCAGTCTCAACCCCGCATCTCAATTTGATGTAGCGCTCGTCCGCAACGCCGCCGCCGACTTGCGGCCGATGCTGATGTCTGTCCGCAACAAGGCGTTAGCGACGCAGCACCTTGTCCAAGGCGCGAAAAGCCTCGGCAGCATCGTCTTGTACTATGCGAAATGGCTAGGCGTCTGGCACAAGTCAGGTCTTGAGACGACCTGGGCTATGCATTTCAGCGGTCAGCAGTTCCCCAACGGCCGGCACGCTGTCGCGGCTCTGCAAATCAAGACGGAGATGGCAGCGGTCACTGCGCTTGTCTCCGGTAAAGCCCACTGGATTGCGCTTCCTCACCTCGAGAGCACGCGCCGGGCGCTGATAACCAATCTCCTGAAAACCATGAACGCCTTGGACGCCGCGATTGAATCTTGCGCCGTTCTCGAAGGGCGCATCGAACGAGGACGCCTGAAATGATCCTGCTCGAAATCATCAAAATCAAGCTGCAACTGATTGCCCGTAAATGGAGGGTCGCGCGATGACATACACATTCCCACCGTCGCTGTACCCGCTGCGCGACTATCTCAAAGGCCAAGGCGCAGATACACGCGCTTTCGTCTCTGCTCGCCAGGCTGCCTTTATGTCCCAACAGTTGTTGGGAACTCGCGTAAAGTTTCCCGACAAGGGCGCCGACATGACATCGACGCTCTTTCTGATCCAGAAGGCCGTCACGGAAAAAGGTATTGCCACCATGGCAACACCTTCACCCATGAAGAGCAAAAAGAAGAAGGCCAAATCCCCATACGCGAACCTGAAGAGGGATAAGCCGAATTTCAGCCCGGAGGTCTTTGCCGAAGGCGTGCATATCTTCTGTGACGGAGCCTCCATTCCTAATCCGGGCGTCGGCGGCTGGGGCGTCGTTGTTTATGAGAACGGCCAAGAACTCTGGACTGTTTACGGAGGAGATCCGGACACGACAAACAACCAGATGGAGTTAACCGGCCTCCTGAACGCCATCAAAGAAGCCTGGAAGATTCTGGCTGACTCTGTCGAGATGACCATCTGGTGCGACAGCCAATATTGCGTTGAAGGCGTTAATGTCTGGATGAAGACATGGAAGTCGCGCGGATGGAGTAAGCGCAAATTGAACAGCCCGAAGCGTGAAGATGGGGGAATCGCCAACCTCGATCTGTGGAAGGCAATAGACGAAGCACTGAAGGACGTCCCGAGTTATGGCTGTGATCTGCATATAAAGTGGGTCAAGGGCCACGACGGCATAGCCGGCAATGAACGCGCCGACGAGTTGGCAGAGCGAGGCAGGCAACAGATTCTGGAACGGCAATCGGTTGAGCTTGGCTTGCTTGATGACGTGAACGAGCTCGACGCCCGGTTTCGTCAGATCATGGGGGCGGTGTGAGACATACCGTCAACATCTTCAACGTGGCCCGAGAATGCGGCGTCATCCTTCGCGACTGGCGGCACCACAGCCCGACCAGTCGGAAGGGGCGGGAATGCTTCTGCAAGCCGACGGTGCGCGAGATTGGCCAACTCCATGGCGAGGATCATCTGCGCCTTGTCCTGATGCTGATCACCGGCAACCCGCGGAACTCTGGGGAGCTCTATGCCGATGTCATCAAAGCGGTGTCCCGGCTGCTGGCCGCAAATCCAGACCTAATGCGCCGGCCGTCGCTGGTGCCAGACTTCAATCAAATTGACTTGAGCGCCGTTCGGCGTGGCGCTCGATTGACGGCAAGGAAATATGGAGTGGCTGCAAACGACGAGATTCTTGGAGCACTGAGAATGCATTTCGGCCTGTGGCCATATCGAGGAGAAGCGGCATGATGACGGTATTTGCTGAGTGGACATATGATCAGGTGCGGGCGCAGATCATTGAGGCGGCTCACACGCTGCGCGCCTCTCCGTCCGACGCTGGGCCGGGATTGAAGACTGGCGCCATGGCATCGGTGTTGCACGAGATGGTGGGTGCCTTTGGTGAGAGCGAGCATAACGTTCGTCGCGCGCCGCCATCAGCAGGTGCGATAAGCCGAATGTATCAGGTCTGGGACTGGATAAATGCCTACCTCGATGAGGACGCCCGCAAGATGGTCTACGAATACAGCTTCATCAAAACCCGAAAAGGCATCTACATCGAAGCCTATTTGCGAGAAATCGACATGTCGAGAAGTACTTTTGAACGCCGAATTCAATCGTATTGTCAACAGATTGCGGACAATCTCAACCAAAAGCATCAAATCCGGTTGACAGTGGCGCTGGACGGCATGACGGAAACCGGCGTAGAACGTGCATCAACAACGGTAAATTCAAAGAAATGCGCCACGGACTGGCGAGACAATGAAGTTACCGGCCAGAAGGAAAAGGTGAGGGCGGATAACCTCGCTTACGCCCAATGGCGCAACGAACGCCGCCGGCAGCTTCTGGAGCGTGCCGAGCGGTAGGCCGCAATCGATCCTTCTCCCTTGCGGAGAATTCGAACACCGGGACACCGGGCGCGGCGTATATCGCGAAAATCCCCGACTGGAGACGCCACTGCCCAGAGTAGTGTTGTAGCCGCAAGGTGGCCTTCGGGCCTTGTCCTCTCGGGGAGACGGAGAGCCGCGCCCGGCGCCCTTCACGGGACTAAGCCGGGTTAAAGCCACAGCCTGGGACACATGGACGCCCGGGGAAACAGCGGCAGGAACCAAGCAGGCAGGGTAAACGCTAAGCCCCGTTGCTATAGGTTGCGGGAGCGGATGGCACTGCTCCGGCGACATATCGTTGCTATTTAGGCAAAGGCCGGCGATTTACCTTAGTATAAAAAAGCTGCTCGACTCTCGCTCTGATTGATTCCATCCTCGCCCTAAGGGGGCGAGTATGCAAATATCAATACCATTTAAGACAGAGTACAGAACCGAACACCCGGTTCCTATACCGGAAATCGTTGACAGCCTTTTATCCCTGCAGCTTCTTTTGGAAGAGGCCGCCCTAAACCTTGGAAACCTCATTCCTGGTCTTGCGATCCAAAAGGTGGATGTTCGCGTCCAGGAAATATCTCACGGAAGCCTGAAGGAACTACTTCTCGTAGGGATATTCGCCGCTTTCCAAGAAGAACTTGAAAGAGATATTCCGGCGATTATCAAGGAGTTCATGGGAGTGGAGGTTCCAGAGAGTGCTCACACTCTTTTGACGGTTCTAGTTCTCGTCGCCATCGTTTACGGCGCTGATTTCATCAAGACTGTTGTGGCTCAGGGCCGTAATGACTCTCTGACCAATAAATGGAAAAGTGATCTTATTGCTGACATCGCCGCGCAGACGGGAAAGTCTCCGGCAGAGGTACGGCGGATTCTCGATGAGCGGTATGGAAAAAAAGGTCGGATCAAGCAACTGGCTGACGCGTCTGTAAAATTCTTCAAGCCTAGCAAAGATCAGGGCAATGCTCCGATTTTGATAGGCGACCGCAGAATAGAGCCGCGGTTCGTGGAGGATACCGAATCCGACTATGTTTATGAAGAAGCTAGTAAGGTCGAAAAATCAAAAAAACATTACGGCGTTCTCCTGCAAATCCATCAAAAAGACTTGGATAGAGAAACAAGCGGATGGGCAGCAGTTCCGATTGGCCTCCACAACAAACGGCTTCCGATGAAACTGTTGGACGGAGTTACGCCCGATAGGATTTGGGATAATGACGAGGTCGTCGGGGATATCATTTTAAAGTCTCGCAGGACAGGACTGAGTTTTATGCCCTCGGAAATACACTTAGTTCGCATCAAATCTTAGATCTCTTATAGGCGACCCCATGACCACCACCGAGCAAGAGCGGGAGAGGAAGTAAGGCGTCGGCCGCTAAGCCGACGCCCTGCGTCAGAAGAAAACGCTCAAAATTGCCGCTAACCCGAACAGGCAAGAGGCAAGATTAATGTTAACTGTGACGCGGATCGTGGTTCTCTTCCACATAGGTCAAGCCCTCGATCCCGTGCGCACGGAACCAAAAGGTTTCGTGTGACATGCCTGCCGGAACAGATTTACCGCTGTTCACAGGTGCACCGGCCCAACGTCCACGCCTGCAGAACGCTTTCGATGGTTCCCGTTCGACCTGACTGAAGCTTATGGTTGGCTATAACGGCATCGCCGCCAGAGAGCTCCTGACACCTCGTCAGCCGGGCCTAGCGTTTATCCAAGTCAGGGTACCACCCTTGTCGATGAGGATCGGATCCGAAGTGGCGCTAGGTGAGGTCACGATAAACATCGATTGAATATTAATCAAATCGGAAATCAAACATGCGCGGTGGCAAACGAGAAGGCTCTGGCAGGCCAAAGGGGGCCCGTACAGTGCGATCTACGAAGGCGGCGCAGGATGCTATACCTTGGGTAGAACGGATGCCCTTATGCGGCCGGAAAGCCCAGCTTTTCCTTAATCCAAGTGAGTTGCTGGGTGACCATAAAGCCTTCCGCGTCCCCTATGGGACATATTTTCGTGCCCTGCATGTTGGCCCACATAGACGCAACATGATGGAAGTTCACCATTACTTCGGTGCCCGTTAAAGAAGTCAGCTTCAGCCACATTCTCGAATCCCCCAAGGTTACCATGCCAACATTCGTCAGTTCTGCTGCTGGCGGCTCATTTCATCAAGCTTAGCCAGCCAACGGATATGACCGCCGGCTTCACTAAGCATATAAATGGCAAGCTCCAGAGGGGGTTGAGCCGGCTCCTCACTGCCCGGTTCGTGCCTGTAGAAATGCGCGCCATCAATCCAGTCGCGTAACGAAGCAACGAGTTTCTTGGCGAGGCTAATTGCGGGCTTTTGGCCAGCATAAAGACGATCAACCAATGGATCCAGATGTTTCAAAACCTCGGCCGAGCTCAATTGATGGGAGTTCGCAAACATTAAACGGAAAAGACCTTCTGTAGCAAAGAATGCAGAACGAAGCGCAGCTTTCCCGTCCGGTGGTGTTCTGTCTAAAAATGCGAATGCCTCTTCGTAGAGGCCACGAACGCTTTGATAGCGATCCGATGCGACCGCTTGAATGGTTGAGACCCTGTTGGCTTCGAACGCTATATCAACTGCGAAATGCACTCCGCCCTTGTCATCGATCTTGTACCGAACCTGTTCTTCCTCAAAAATGCGACGGCATCCGCTAATAAATGTGCTGCGTCGCTGCTCCATCCTGTGCCTATCAAGTTCGACAATGTTTTTATGAGCCGTAGTCACAACATCAAGAACATCGCGAAGTTCAAATTTGGTGATGATTCCGGGCCAGCTTTCCTTCAAGGAGGCATTCACAATTTGAATGCCGTGCTCGCGCTCGATGTCGCGTCCGAGCCTTTGTAGAAAGTCTCCGCTTCCTAGACCGCTGATAAGAATACCTAGTCTACGGCGCATCCGCACGCTGTCTTGAAGCAGCTCGGGGTATTGAAGGTAAACGTGGGAAAAACGCTTTCCTTCCGGAGAAATTGCCATGCTCTTAAGAATCCTAAAGTTGAATCTCCTTAGAGGAAATCAAATTTGACGCGAGGTCGCAAGAGTGCGCTAAACGTCCACAGTGTCGTTAAAATCCTTCGTCCACAGATCGCCACCATCAAACCACTGATAGGCAGAGCGACAGGGGATGAGAAGGCAAGGCACCGTGAGCGCGATACCTCGCAGCAATGGCGCCAATGGTACAAGACCAGCAGATGGCAGAAGCTCAGATGGTCGATCTTGGTAAGGGATAATTTCACCTGCCAGCGATGCGGCAGAGTCGATGTCTCCAAGAACGGCCTGCACTGCGATCACACGGAGAGACATGGGGGAGATGAGGCCAGGTTCTGGTCTGGTCCATTCCAGACGCTGTGCGCACACTGTCATAACAGCGACAAGCAACGCGAAGAGCGGCGTGCATAGGTCTAGCCCTAAAGCAAATACCGGGGGGGGTAGGCAAAACCTTGAAAAGGCATGTCTTTCTAGACCCGCGACCCACTCACGCGCACAATTTTTTTACCGAAGCGAGAATTTGGAGCCATGGCAGGTAACAAAAACAGCGGTCGGCTGCCTTTTGCGCCCTCTGATGATGATCGCAGCAAAGTCCGAGTTCTTCGGGCGAGCGGCATGTCTCAGGAGGCAATTGCAGAGGCGATCGGCATTTCGGTGAAGACGTTGGTGGTGCATTTTTCTGCTGACATGGAAATTGCGAGCGCAAAGGTGACCGCTGATATCCTGATGGCGCGCTATTCCGAGGCCATGAAGGGCAATGTGACCGCTCAGAACAAGATGCTGGAGCAGGTTGGCGCCGTTAAAGCGCACGAGAAACGCGCTCCAAAGCCGGAGAAGATTGGCAAGAAGCAAGAGCAAAAGCTGGCCGCCCATAGCGTCGGCGGCCGCTTTGCAACGCCGTCTGCGCCAAAGCTGATCGTGAGCAATGATTGATGTGGGACACAAGCTGTCAGGATTGGGAACGGCGCATCGTCGCCGGTGAATCGCTCATCCCGTTCGATCCCCTGTTCCCTGAGGAAGCAGACGCGGCGCTTGACGTCTTCAAGTCTCTCAAGATCGTGGATGCCCCTGGCAGCCCGACGTTCGGGAAGGCTTGCGAGGAGTGGGTGTTCGATTTCGTCAAGGCCATCTTCGGCGCTTATGACCATGAGACGGCCAAGCGGAATATCCGCGAGTTCTTTCTGCTGATCTCGAAGAAGAACTCGAAGTCGACCATCGCCGCCGGCATTATGCTGACGGCTCTGATCCGCAACTGGCGACACTCGGCAGAGCTCCTGATCCTGGCGCCGACGATCGAGATTGCGAACAACTCATATGGACCGGCCGCGGACATGGTGCGCGCTGATCCCGATCTGACGGACCTTCTGCACATTCAGGATAACTTTCGCACGATCACCCATCGCGTGACCGGCGCAAAGCTGAAGGTGGTCGCTGCTGACACCGATACGGTTGGCGGCAAGAAGGCTGCTTTTGTACTCGTGGACGAGCTCTGGATCTTCGGCAAGCGCAACAATGCGGATGCCATGCTCAGGGAGGCCACAGGCGGCCTTGTGTCGCGTCCAGAGGGGTTTGTGATCTATCTGTCGACGCAGAGCGATGCGCCGCCAGCGGGCGTCTTTAAGGCAAAGCTCGATTACTTCCGAGACGTGCGGGACGGCAAGATTGCCGATCGCAAGAGCCTTGGGGTGATCTATGAGTTTCCGAAGGCGATGATCGAGGCGGAATCGTATCTCGACCCGCAGAACTTCTACATCACAAACCCGAACCTCGGCCGCTCCGTTAGCGCCGAGTGGATCGAGGAGGAGCTGGTCAAGGAAGTCGCCAAGGACAGCGAGACGCGCAACACGTTCTTGGCCAAACACCTGAACGTAGAGATCGGAATGAACCTCCGGTCCAACCGCTGGGCCGGTGCTGACTTCTGGGCAGACAAAGCTGACGCAGGGATCGATCTGGAGAGCATTCTGGAGAGGTCGGAGGTTGTCGTGGTCGGTATCGACGGCGGCGGCCTCGATGACCTTTTCGGTCTGACGGTGCTTGGACGCGAACGCGGACCCCGTGATTGGCTGTCCTGGTCGCATGCGTGGTGCCACAAGGGCGTACTGGAGCGTCGAAAGTCGATCGCCTCGAAGCTAAACGACTTCAAGCGGGACGGTCTGCTGACAATCGTTGATGACGAGCTAAAGGACATCTCCGAAATCGTGGAGATTATCTCCGACATCAAGGCCCGCGGGCTGCTGGCCTCGGTCGCTGTGGACCCGGCTGGCCTTGGTGAGATGATCGAAGCTCTGGCCGAAATCGACGTGACGCAAGAGGCTGGCAATCTCGTCGGCGCCCCACAGGGCTATGCGATGATGAACAGCATCAAGACGGCTGAGCGCAAGCTTGCGAACGGCACCTTGAAGCATGCTCCGTCCGCTCTGATGGACTGGTGCGTGTCCAACCTGAAGATCGAGCCCACGGCTACGGCCATTCGGGCGACGAAACAGAATGCGGGCGATGCAAAGATTGACCCTGTCATGTCGCTTTTTGACGCCGTCACAGTCATGAGCAGAAACCCAGAAGCACCGGGGGCAGGAATGGACGATTATTTCAAGAGCCTGGCAGGTGCAGCGTGAACGCAATCCAGAAGATCAAGAGCGCGATTGTTAGGCGCCTGACAGTTCGCGAGCCGGATGGCTGGTATCCAGACGCGATGCGCGGCGATGCGGGCGAGCTGGTGACGGACGGCACCGCGCTGTCGCTCTCGGCAGTTTGGGCATGCGTCAACTTGCTTGCCGGCACCATCGCCAGCCTGCCGTTGATGGTCTATCGCACCGATGCGCAGGGAAAGCGCACAGTGGCGCGCGACCATCGGCTCTATCGTGTGCTTCACGACAGCCCGAACTATGACCAGACGGCGGTCGACTTCTGGGAGTTCGTCAGTGCCTCGCTCGAACTGTGGGGCAACGCCTATGCTCGCATCGAGCGCAGCGGCGGCCAAGTCTCTGGCCTTCATCCCGTCGCGCCGAACCTTGTTTCAGTACGCAGGCTGAGCAATGGGTCGATCGAATACCGCTGGACGGAAGACGGCAAGTCCTACGTCGAGACAGACGGTGCCATGATGCATATCCGCGGCTTCGGAGGCAACCCGCTTGGGGGCATGTCGACGCTGCACTTCGGCCGGAACACCTTCAGTCTGGCGCGGGCCATTGATCGCTCCGCTGGCGGGATGTTCAAGAATGGCCTACGTCCATCTGGCGTGCTGACGTTTGCGGAGTGGCTTTCTCCAGAGCAGAGGCAACTGGCAGAAAGCAAGCTGACAGAGAAGTTCCTGGGGGCAGCTAATTCCGGTAGGCCGCTGGTCCTTGAAGGCGGCACCAAATGGGAGCAGCTGACAATATCCCCCGAAGACGCGCAGATGCTGGAATCTCGCAGCTTCTCCGTCGAGGAAATATGCCGGTTCTTTGGCGTGCCTCCTCACATGGTTGGCCGGACTGAGAAGTCCACCAGTTGGGGAACGGGCCTTGAGCAGCAAACCCTGGCGTTCCAGAAGTTCACGCTTCGCCGCCGGCTGAAACGCATCGAGCAGGCGCTGGAGAAGCAACTGCTAAAGCCGGAAGACCGAGCCAGCGGAATAACAATCGAGTTCAACCTTGAAGGCCTCTTACGAGGCGATAGCGCGGCAAGGGCGAGCTTTTATCAGTCTGGCCTCACCAATGGCTGGATGACGATCAACGAAGTCAGAGCGCTTGAAAACATGCCTGCCGTCGATGGCGGCGATGTGCCGCGTATGCAGATGCAGAACGTTCCGATCACTCAGGCCGGAACGCAGACCCAACTGCCCCCTCCCAACGAGGAATGAACGACATGAAAACGAAGGATTTCGCCCTGCAGGTCAAAGACCTGTCGGAAGACGGCACCTTTGAAGGCTACGGTTCCATCTTTGGGAACATCGACAGCTACGGCGAAAAGGTGATGCCCGGCGCTTTCGTTGAGAGCCTGGCCAAGCACAAGCGTGAAGGCTCCAACGTCCTGATGCTCTGGAACCATGATGCTCACCAGCCGATCGGGGTATGGGAGGATTTGGCCGAGGACGCAAAGGGCCTGTGGGGCAAGGGCCGGTTCCTCCTTGATATCCAGCGGGCGCGCGAGGTCCACACGCTTGCCAAAAACAAGGCCATCGGCGGTCTGTCCATCGGCTATCGTGAGGAAGATACCGATCAAGACGGCGCCGTACGGCTCCTGAAAAAGCTCAATCTGTACGAAATCTCTCCGGTGACATTCCCAGCCAACCGCCGGGCCCGGATCGAGAGCGTCAAATCAGAGCGCATGGATGAGTTCGCCCGTCGACTGCGCGACGGCGATCCCATGCCGATCAAGGATTTCGAGGACATCCTGCGTGAAGCAGGGGTTCCGAAAAGCATGGCTGTTGCGATCGCCTCGCACGGCTATGCCAAGGCCATTCGGAGCGATTCCGAGGGCGATAAGGCGAATGACACGGCTGCGTTCCTGAAAGCTCTGCGAGCCAGCTAATCCCCAACATCGCTCTTAGGAGAAAACCATGAGCAACGAAAACAAGTCGGTGGCCGATCTCGCCGCCGAGATCAAGGCCGAGCAGCGCCAGGCGGTTGACGCTGTCAAGGCGATTGCCGAGGAAGCCCTTGGCAAAGCGAAGTCCGGCGAAGAACTGACGGCTTCCCTCAAGGAAAAGGCCGACGAAGCCCTTCTGAAGATGAACGGCCTGACCGAGCAGATGGCCGAGCTTGAGCAGAAGATGGCCCGCGGCGGCAAGGGCGGTGACGATCCCGCAAAAACTCTCGGTGAGCAGTTCGTTGAATCGGAAGGCTTCAAGTCCTTCCAGGACAGCAAGTTCTCCAAGAGCGCGCGCGGCGCCGACCTGAAGGTGAAGGCAACTCTGACGTCGGCGACGACTGATGCTGCCGGCTCCGTTGGTGACGCAATCGCCAATACTCGCTTGCCTGGCATCCTTCCGCTGCCCCAGCGCCGTCTCACCGTTCGCGACCTGCTTTCGCAGGGCCGGATGGACGGCAACACCCTGGAATACGTGAAGGAAACCGGCTTCACCAACAACGCGGCTGGTGTCGCCGAAGGCGCTCTGAAGCCTTCGTCCGATCTCAAGCTCGATCTGGTGACGACGTCGGCCAAGGTGATCGCCCACTGGATGAAGGCATCCAAGCAGGTTCTGGACGATATTTCGCAGCTTCGCTCGATGATCGACCAACGCCTCCTCTACGGCCTCGCCTATGTGGAAGAAAACCAGCTGCTGAACGGCGATGGCACCGGCCAGAACCTGAACGGTATCATCCCGCAGGCAACCGCCTACTCGGCGCCGATCACTCTGGCTTCTCCGACCAGCATCGACATGATCCGTCTGATGATGCTCCAGGCGGCGCTGGCCGAGTATCCTTCCACCGGTATCGTGATGCACCCGAGCGATTGGGCGTGGATCGAGACACTGAAGGACACCACCGGCCGCTACATCATCGGCAATCCACAGGGCACCATCAGCCCGACGCTGTGGGGCCTGCCCGTCGTGGCAACCCAGGCGATGACGGTCGACAAGGTTCTCGTCGGCGCGTTCAAGCTCGGTGCCCAGGTCTTCGACCGCTGGGATGCCCGGATCGAGGCGGCCTACGTCGATGACGACTTCATCCGCAACCTGATCACGATCCTTGCGGAAGAGCGTCTCGCTCTGGCGGTCTACCGCCCTGAAGCCTTCATCTATGGCGACTTCGGTCGCGTGACCTGAACGGCTTCGGCTCATCAAGGAGGGCAGCTTCGGTTGCCCTCTCTATGAACCGAAGGAGAAACATCATGAAAACCTATGAAGTCCTTCGCCAGCACTTCGGCGACAAGATGTATATGCCGGGAGACACCCGCGAAGCCGCGCAGGGCGAAGTTCAGCACCTGATCAACAACGGCGTGCTGCGTGAGACGAAAGCCAAGGCTGAGCCCGCACCGTCGAACAAGGCCGAGAAGGCCGCCCCGAAAAACAAGAGCGCTTGATCCATGCACCGTCCCGTCCGCGTTACTGCGCCAGAAGCGCTGCCAGTCTCTCTCGAAGAGGTGAAGAAGGCCCTGCGCGTCGACAGCGCGGATGATGACGAAATGTTGACAAGCCTCATCCAGTCGGCGGTCGATCACTACGAGGGCTGGACTGGTATGCTGGGAATCTGCCTTGTCGAGCAAACCTGGCGGCAGAGCTATGATCGCTATGACCAGTGCCTGCGGCTTCCGCTCGGCCCCGTGATCGCAGTAGACGGCGTCAAGACACGTGACGACGACGGGACCGAGACGCAGATCCCGTCGACCGACTATGCCGTGGAGACAGATGCCGCTGGCCGATCACATGTCCGGTTCGTGGATGGCTTCACCATGCCAGGTGATCTTGCGCCGCGTTCCGCAATCTCGATCGAGTATCGCGCTGGTTGGCCTATCGTAGGCGACAAGCCAACCGTGCCGGCCGACATCCTTACCGCCATCATCGCCCGCGTCCAGATCGGATATGAGCAGACTGCGACCGATGCCGGCCAGACAATCGCCAACATGGAACGCGCCCTGATTGCCAAGTGGCGCCGACCGTTGCTGTAGGAGGCCCAGATGGCCCGTGTACGCTTCAAGCACGATTACGACTACAAACCCACGCCCCAGAGCACAATCGGCTACAAGGCGGGCTGGGAGGGCACTGTAAGGCGCGAATGCGCGGAAGAAGCCGTTGCCGCCGGTAAGGCTGAGTGGGCCGGTAAAGACGCGGAGGCAAAGCAGGATGGCGAAGCCGAGATCAGCCGGTGATCTGTTCCACCGTGTCGCATTCGACAAGCGCGAAGAAATAGACCGGGGAGATGGCGTCTTTGTTGGTCAGTGGGTCGAGCAGTTTGAGGTCCGGGCGGGCTTCGCGCATTTGCGCGGCGGCGAAAGCGTCATGGCTGATCGCCTTCAAGGGCAGCACACACAAGTCATATTCGTTCGCTCGTCTTCGCAGACACGGGCAGTGGATACGGACTGGCGGGTGAGGGATGCTCGAACGGGAACCGAGTTCAACATCCGCGACGTGACGCCCACCAATGACCGCCAGTGGCTTGATTTCCTCTGTCAGAGTGGCGTGGCAAGCGGATGAAGGTCAAAGCGAAGTTCCTCAGCCGCGAAAAGACAATGCGGCTGCTCAACGATATCGTGCCGGAAGCGGAGAAGGAGCTGGCGAAGGCCCAGATCGAAAGTGCGCAGTCACTCGCGGGGAAGATTAAGCCGCGCGCGCCGGGGCCTCGCACTGGAAAATATCAGGCCAGCATCCAGGCTGATCTCTTGGCCAATAGGCCCAAAGAGCGCTCGATTGGTGGAAATGGCCTGAACAACCAGACAAAAGACCCAAATGCGACAGGCGTGTTTGCGGACTTCATCTGGCGTTTCCTTGAGTTTGGCACCGTGAAAATGGCCAAGCGGCCGCACATTTTCCCGACCTATCGCCAAGAGCGACCGAAGATAAAACGCAAGATGGCAGCGGCTGTCCGCAAAGCCGTCCGCAAGGCAAAAGGCTAATCATGGCTTCCCCATCGTATGAGCTTCAGGTGGCTATTGTCACGCGCCTGAGGGCGACACCGGCTGTTTCCGCGTTGGTCGGGAACAGGATTTACGATCAGGTGCCAGATGGTGCGGCGTTCCCTTACATAACTATCGGCCCATCTGACGAGACCAGTGATGATGCTGATTGCATCGATGCGTTCGAACTATCGATCGACATCGACGTCTGGTCTCGTGATCCCGGCTTCATGCAGAGCAAGGTTATAAGCGACGCGGTTCGCAAAGCACTCAAGTCTCCGGACTTGGAGTTGCCGACAAACGCTCTTGTCCTCTTCAATCACCGTCAAACCAGATCTTTCCGAGACGAGGATGGCTTGACCTCGCATGCCGTGATGACCTTCGAAGGCATCGCGGAACAACCCTAATCGCCTTAGGAGATAGCAACCATGGCAAAAGCTACCACCATCAAAGGGGGCAAGTTTCGCGTCCTTATTGGCAATGATGCCAGCCCGATCGTGTATTCTGCGCCCTGCGGCTTCACGCAGCGTTCCATCACGCTGAACAAGGGCCTCGAAGAGGTAAACATCCCAGACTGCGACGATCCGGATAAGGTCGATTGGGTAGGCCGTGATGCGACGTCACTTTCGATGACTGTATCTGGCGAAGGGGTGCTTGCCGAAGAAAGCGTCGAAGTATGGCTTGATGCCTGGGAAAATCTCGAATCCGTCCCGGTCAAGATCGAGTGGGAGTTCCCGGCCAAAACTGTGACGTGGACCGGATCGATGCAGATCGAAAGCCTCGAAGCTGGAGCCGCGAATGCGGGTCGCGCCACTCTCAATGTTTCGATGCAGAGCGATGGTGAAATGGTCCGCACCGTAACGCCGGCTACGCCATAATGAGCCGCGACGGTTCATGCGAACTGGCCTTCAATGGCCAGATGACGCCGTTCAAGCTTTCATGGCGCGAACTGATGAAAATCCAGGAAGCCTGTGACGCTGGCCCCTATCTAGTCCTCGATCGGCTCCTAACTGGTCGCTGGCGCCTCCAGGACATTTCCGAGGTCATCAAGTGGGGCCTAATTGGCGCAGGGATGGACCAGCAGGCTGCCATTAAACTCGTCGCGTCCGAGGTCGAGGGACGGCGCCCGCTGGAAAACCTCGTCATAGCCCAAAGGGTACTCGGCGCTGGCGTGGTAGGATCGCCGGAGGAGGATGTCGGAAAAAAATCGGCGGCGGCAAATCGGGCAAAGCGGAAGCCCCGCTCCCAAACGGGAAAATAAGGTTTGCCGCCATCATCGCGAATGGCATAGCGATGGGCATGTCACCTCAACAGGTTATGTCCCTCTCAATTTTTGAGTATCTTGCAGCCTTGGACGGGTTCATTGAGATGAATGACCCAGAAGGCGACAAGAAACTTTCTGAGGCTGAAAAAGACGATCTTTTCGAGTGGCTGCAGTCGACTTGACGTCACTTCACAATCTTCTCAGCCTCAAGCTGTTGCTGATAAGTGATGTAACCGTTGTCTCGGCACCAGTCTCTTAGCCTCTTCGCTTCGCCCAACTGCCAGCCAATCTCTTCACTGATCGATTCCTTGCATACCTCCACTTTCTTTTGCTCGCTGTCGCCAGCGGCTGGGATTGGGGGAGGCGTGCGTTGCTGGCTCATCGATGGGGATTGGGTGGCAATCAAGACAGCTATTGCTATTGCGTACTTCATGAGGTCTCCCGGTGGCTACTGATAACGAACAGCTTGTTCTTAGCATCAGCGCGGACGTACGACAAATTCAGCGCCAGCTTAAAGGTCTTGTGGGCCAAACCCAGCGCGACACCAAAGCGATCGAGAGCGCTTTTGGTGGGATTGATAAAGCAGCATCCGGCGCATTCAATAATGTGGCTGCGAATTCCAATCGGGCATTTACGACCGCGGAACAAGGTGCTCGCCGCTATCAGAACGCCATGCGTTCCTCGACCGTGCAGACGTCCAACCTGGCAGCGCAGTTAAATGATATCGGTGTTCAGCTTGCCGGGGGGCAGTCTCCATTCCTCATCGCCCTTCAGCAGGGCACACAGATCAATCAGGCATTGGGCTCTGGCGTCGGTGCGAGAGGGGCTGTTTCCGCTCTTGCCGGCGCATTCACTTCTCTGTTGAACCCTGTATCGTTGGCGACCATCGCGATCATCGGGCTCGGAGGCGAAGCAATCCAGTATTTCTCAAGCCTTCTTTCTGAGGGCAAGAAATCTGAAGAGGCTTTGCAAAAGCAAGGAGAATTGATCAGAAGCCTTGCTAAAGAATGGGGTGATGCCATCCCAGCCCTGAAGGAGTATGCCGACGAGCTTGAGAGGGCCAGAAAAGCGACGGAACTCGCGCAGGCCGGGAGTATAGTCAATGAGCGCGAACTGGCCGACACCAAGACGCAGATTGTTGATGCGCGCATAGCGGTTGATGATTTGGCTAACCAACTTCGGTTGGCTGGCGAAGAGAGCTCCACGATCCTCCGCCTCCAAGAGGCTTTCGAGACATTCGCGGACGCTGCTGATGATGGATCCGTCAAAGTGGGTGATGTTAAGGAGGTCCAGGATTCTCTTGCCGCTGCGATATCGGGCGTTGGCATCCCTGCTATTGCCGAGTTCAGAAAGATGTTTGACGAATTGGCTGCGTCGGCCCTCGGATCTTCAGAGGCCGTCAATGCGAACAACAAGGCCATTGCGCAAGCCCAGTCTTTGATGAACGACCCCAAGACGTGGAGAAGTGCGGGTCAGGAAGGCCAGTTCGGGGCGGACGGGACTATCCAAGGGACACAGTTCCCCCTCCCTGACAATGGCCCGACACCAGAACGCAGGCCCTTGATTGAACTTGAGGGACTGCCTGGCCGGAAGGGTGGCAAGACACGCGACGCAGCTGCCGAAAAGATCAAGCGCGAAAAAGAGGCCGTCGTAGAGCTGATAGCTCAGCTGCAATTCGAGCAGGATATGATCGGCGCGACGGATGTCGAGCGCGCGAAGGCAAATGCGCTCCGCCAAGCCGGAGCAGTAGCAACGGAGGAGCAGAGAGCGAAAATCGCGGAGTTGGTCGAGCAGACCTATGCGGAACGGGAAGCCATTCTCGCAAGCAAGGATGCGATGCTGGAACTTCAGGACGCCAGCCGCGATGTCCTCCAGGGTATCGTCTCCGATCTTCGAGACGGAAAAAATGGAGCCGATATACTCGCCAATGCGCTCGATCGAGTTGCTTCCCGCCTGTTGGATTCTGCTTTCGATGGCCTATTCAGCGGCGGGCTCGGGAAAGGTGGTCTGTTCGGGGGCAAGCTTATTCCCGGCATTCTCCATTCTGGCGGCATTGCGGGCCGGGATGGCTATGGCCATGGGAGATCCGTGTCGCCATCGGTGTTCGCTGGCGCGCCACGCTACCACAATGGCGGTATCGCTGGCCTCAAGCCCGACGAGGTGCCCGCAATCCTCCAAAAGGGCGAGCGCATCATTCCTCGTAGCGGAACGACTTCTCAGTCGTCGCCAGTCGCTGTCACTTATGCGCCCGTCATCGACGCGCGTGGAGCCGATGCTGCCGCGGTGGCCAGGCTTGAAAAGGTTGTCGCAAAGCAGGGTGCAGAAATGCAAGGCCGCGTCGAAGCCGCCGTCCGATCGGCTCAGAAACGAAACGTGAAGTTGGGGTAAGGCATGACAATCACATACCCGCTCCCCACTTCGTTCTTCGACGAGTTCCCAGGCTGGTCGACGGAGTTCAATCTGCTCTGGCGGCAGGAGCAATCGCGCACGGCCGGTGGCCGAACCGTCGTTAAGGACATGGGATCGCCGCTCTGGCAGATGACGGCGCAATCGCGATCGATGAAGCCGAACGAACTGGATTACTGGCGAGCGCGGCTGACGAGCTTGGAAAACGGCCTCAAGACGTTTCGCGCATTCCCGAAGTCTCGCTGTTTCCCTATGGCGCATCCGAACGGCAGCTGGCCAACCGGCGGCGCATTCGCCGGGGTGGGGCAGGTGGCGACGATTGCGAGTAACCGCAAGGCAATTTCGATGTCGGGCCTGCCTGCTGGCTACAAGGTCTCGGTAGGCGATTACATCCAGATTGGCGACAAAGACCTGCACATGGTCATGGAGCCCATGACTGCTAACGGCAGTGGCGTGACAACGCAGTTCGAGGTTCGCCCGCATCTATGGCCGGGCGTTACGGCGCCTGTCGCCGCTACGCTGGTCAAGCCTTCCTGCATCATGGCGATCGTGCCCGGCTCGATCTCGACAACAGCCGACATGGCCACCGGTCGCGGCACGGTCACGTTTCAGGCGATTGAAGCCCGGTAAGGGGTATCAATGAGATACATATCAGCAGAAAACCTTGCTGCGCTTGAGGCGCGGCAACTGGTGGCGCGTGACTTCCTATGGTTCGTTGCGCGCGATCGAACGACCGGTGCGCCGGTTACCGACGGCATGTGGTCGGATGTCGGCAACGTGTCTGCGGCGATCGTGCACCCCGACACAGGCTTGCCTGTCACGCGTGACTGGTACGGCTCCGGCACGCTGGTGCAGATCGATGACATTCCGCTCGTTGCCAACCTTTCTGTCCAAAACGTCAACATTCGCCTGTCTCAGGTCAGTGAGCACGTTCAGACGCTGGTGCGGCAATACGATTGCCGTCAGGCCCGCGTCGAGATCTACCGAGGCCTGTTCGACCCGGATAGCCGCCAGATGGTGGCGCCGGCTGAATGCCGCTTCGTTGGCTTTGTCGACACCATCACGATCAACACTCCTTCCGAGAATGAGGAAGGCAGTGTGACGATGGTTTGCGCCAGCCACACGCAGGAGATGACGCGATCCAATCCTTCGACGCGCAGTCACGCCACGCAAGTGCTGCGACAGGCTGGCGATGCTTTCTACACCGATGCGGACACCTCGTCCGAGTGGGAGTTCTTCTGGGGATCCGAAAAGGGCAAGGTTGCCACTCAAAAGAAGCGCAAGAAGCTGTTCGGTATATTCTGATGGATGTTCGCTTCGGAAAGCGCGAGGACCGTGACCGCGTTGTGGCACTTCTTCGGGAAAGCCACGAGGCCGCAGGGTTCACCTTTCCATTCCAGGCGGCATATGCCGACAGGCTGTTTCAGCAGCATCTGGCGTCGGACAAGGCCTGCGTTCTTGTCGCAGGCGATCCCGCGCGAGGCGTCCTGATGGCGTGCGCGTTTGAACATCCCTTCGGCGCTGGGCACATTGCCAAGGAAACGGTCTGGTACGTCACTCCATCGGCACGCGGTCGGGGAGCGATCAAGATGCTTGATGCTTACGAGACGTGGGCGCGATCAGTCGGCTGTGTCTCTGCCGGCATGGCTTCGCTGGCAACCAATGACGTCTCCAGCCTCTACGAGCGGCGCGGCTACAGCGCTGTCGAAACACATTTCATGAAGCCGCTCTAGCGGCATTCCTTCGGCGCCATCCGCGCCCCGCGCGCATCGCGCATCCCAAGGAAAATCGATGGCTATTTTCACGGCTATTGCATCCGTTTTTACGGCTGTGGGCAGTTTTATTGGCGGCCTTGGTGCAGTCGGCGCGTTCCTTTTGAAAACTGCCGTTGGCCTAGGCGTCAGCCTTCTCGCGCAATCGCTCGCTGGCAAGCCCAAAGACCCAACGTTCTCAATCAACGGCACACTGCAGGGCGGCGGGGATGTTGCTCGCTCGTTCATCATGGGCCGCACGGCTACCGCTGGTTCGCTCGTGTTCGTCAATACCTGGGGGCAGGACGGCGATACGCCGAACGCCTATCTAACGCAGGTTATCGCTCTGTCGGATTTGCCCGTGCGTGGCCTTGCTGAGGTCTGGGTTAATGGCGAGCTCGTGACGCTCGGAGGGCTGACGGATCGCGGCTATGCGGTCAACCAGTATCCGGACAGCCTCTGGGTCAAGTTTTACGACGGCACGCAGACGACGGCCGATAGCTTCCTGTTTACGTCGGTTTCGAACGGCAACAGGTGGTGGAACCCGGATCGCATCGGGCGCGGCGTTGCTTATGCGATCGTCACGGCTCGCGTCTCGAAGAACATGTTTTCGGGCGTGCCGTCCTTCAAGTTCGTGCTGGAAGGCCTGCGCCTCTACGATATCTCGCGCGACAGCACGCAAGGCGGTGCTGGTCCGCAGCGCTATGCAGATCCGGGGACATGGGGCGGCGACGGTGATTTCCTGCCGGCAGTGCAGATTTACAATCTACTGCGCGGCATCACCTATAACGGTCAGTGGTTCTATGGTCTGCAGAACCTTTCCTCTTCACGCCTGCCTGCCGCAGCGTGGATTGCGCAGATCGAGAAGCATCGAGCCGGCACGCTGGAATCAACCGGATGGGTAAACACCTACCGCAGCGGCGGCGAAATTCAGGTTGATGCGCCTCTGACCTCCGCCGTAGAGGCATTGCTTACAGCTTGCCAAGGCAGGATTTCGGAAGTCGGTGGCGTCTACTATCTCCACTCCGGTGCACCTGACGCTCCCGTTATCGCCTTCACGGACGATGATATCCTGTCGACGGAAGAGCAGGAATTTACACCGTTCCTCGGGCTGGCTGACACGATCAACGGCGTTTCTGCTAACTATCCGTCGCCTGCCGATGGCTGGGTCGCCAAGACCGCACCGCCACTCTATCGGACGGACCTTGAAGCGATCGACGGCAATCGCCGCCTGATGGCTGACGTCGACCTGAACTTCGTTCCCTATCCGGAGCAGGTTCAGCGCTTGATGAAGTCGGCGCTGGAGGAGGCTCGACGCTTCCGAAGGCATACGATTGTGCTGCCGCCAAAGTTCTGGGCCTACGCAACACCGGGAACGGTGTTCTCGTGGACGTCAGAGCGCAACGGCTACATTGCCAAACTGATGCGGATCGACGGCGTTGCCGATCGCGCCAATCTCGACGTGATGATAGACATCACTGAGGTTGACCCGTCCGATTACGACTGGAGCAGCGATACCGAGTTCAAGCCGCCCGTTGACGGTCAGCTTGGCGTCATCCGCCCAACGCCACAGCCTATTGTGGATTGGTTCGCGGAACCGGCCACGGTCAAAGATAGCTCCGGCGAAGATCGACGGCCGGCTATTCGGCTGACCTGGGATAACAGCGATGGGCGCCTCGATGACGTGATCGGCATCGAATACGAGGTGAGACTACAGGCCACGCTGGATAAGGTCTCCGAAGGCCGCACAGACCAGCCGCAGGTTGGCTCGATGCTTATCTCGCAAAGCCTCCTTCCGGCCGAAAGCTACGTTGTCCGCGGGCGATACATCCCTGGAGGCGACAGGCCGGTGTTGTGGTCGGGGTTTATTCCCGTCATCACGCCGAACATCCTGCTTTCTGACAAGGACGTGTTTGTCGACATCGATCTGAGTGGTGTTGAGGAAGCGCTGGGCTGGCTGCGCAACAGCACCCGAACAGCACAGGATGCCATCGACGGCCTCATCACCGCCCAGATGGAACTGGCGACGGTCGCGTACAAAGACACTCGGAAGCTTGCCAGAGAACTTTCTGTCGAGCTTGGCGCGGCCCGCGCTGAATATCGTGAGGATATCCAGCTTGCTGTCAACGAAACCATGGCCGTCGCGGGCAAGGTCGAAACGCTAACGGCAGCACTGGGCGGCAGCTCGGCGTTCGTCAATGTGGCTTGGGCTGCTATCGCTGCACCTTCCGGATACGCAGCGCGGTATGGCGTGACGGCCGCAGTGAATGATGGCGCATATCGTGCCGCGTCGTTGCTGTTGGATGTCCCCGCCAACCCGGCTTTGCCTACGCGCGTCATTGTTCAGGCTGGCCAGTTTGTTGTCGCGAGCGACGACGGGGCGACTATCAAGCGGCCCTTCACGGTGCAGGATGGCGTGCTCTACGCGAATGACATCAGGGTCAACAAGCTCTCGGCATTCACCTCGGTTTTGGGTAACGTGAACATTGAAGAAGCCTATATCGGCAATCTCCAAGTCGGCACGTCGAATATTGCCGAAGGGGCGATAACTGGAGCATTCACAGTCTCCGGCGAGAGCTTCACTGTCTCGCACGGTTCTGGCGCCCCTAACATACTACTCCTCTGGAAAACCAGAGGCACAATGAGCACAACTGTGGACCCGCCCGGATTGGCAACAGCTACCATGCGGCTCCTAGAGAGCGGCAACGTCATCGATGTTGCACACAGTTCGTCCGTACAGGGAGGCGCGACGGCATATGTTAACTCGAGCGTCAATTACCGTCCTCCCTCTGGAAGGACGCAGACGACATTCAGCATGGACAGTATCGGCGGCCCGTCGGGGTCTCTGACCAGCGGCACCCGAATCTCCGAAATCACGGCGCTGGTCTTTAAGCGCTAACATCAAAGCAGGTGAAAGATGACAACCGGCAACACTATGCAGGTCGACGCTCTCGTCGCGCTGCAGGAAGCAGAAGTGCGCGAAGAGTTCCTGAAGCAACGGACTTTGCTGCTCGGGCAGCATCTCGTGATGCAGAAGCAGGAAAACAAAACCCTTCTCGACAAGATCAACGGCCTTGAAGCCGATCTTCGCCTCGCGAAAGGTGAGGGCGATCCCGTCGATAACGGTAACGGAGCATCCGAATAATGGCTAACACCACATGGTATGGCGACGGCACGGCAACCGTCGCTGTCGGCTCTCGCATTGTGACTGGAACGGATACCGGCTGGCTGACGGAAGTTGCTGGCCTGACCCCGATCAAGGTCGGTGATAAGTTCGGCATCCACGTTGGCCGCCCGATCGTTATCGAGCAGATCATAAGCGACACGGAACTGCTGCTTGCCGATGATTGGCCTGGGCCCGCGCAGACTGATGGGCCTTACAAGGTCGAGCTGACCTCGCCGACGATTGCCGCAGTCGAGGCTATGCGTCGGCTGCTGGCTTCGTTGTCGAATGGCAATCTCGACAGCCTGTCTGAAATCTCGGTCGGCACGGATGACATTCCGATTGGTATTGGACCGGGCGTCTTCGGGACGATCAACAAGGCGGCGCTGGTTCAAGGCGTCCAGTATGACACTTGGGTGGCGAACCTTGCGGGCAGGGCTGCTTACAATGGCGCTGCCGCTGGCTTCTCCGTTCTCGTCATCGATATCGGTGATGGTCGGTCGGCGCTCTACTTCAAAAACTCCGCAACGTCGGGTGACTGGAGTGCGCCGTCTTATGTGACTGGTCCTGTCGGTCCTGCCGGCGTCAATCAGCGCGGCAACTACAGCGCGGGCACGGCCTATGCGATCCGCGATATCGTGCAGTATGGCGGGTCAACGTGGATCGCCAAGATTGCCACGACTGGAAACGCGCCGCCGACGCTTCCGACGACTGAGAACACGCAATGGCTGCTGTTCGCTCGCTCCGGCACGGCTGGCGTGGTGGATCGCGGCACATATAGCGGCGCAACTGCATATGAGGCGAACGACGTCGTTCTCAATAATGGCTCGACGTGGCTTGCGCTCCAGCCGACCACCGGCAACGCACCGCCTGTGTTGCCGGTCGAAAGCAACGCCTACTGGCGGCTGCTGGCTCGTAAGGGGACGGATGGCTCGGGGACTGGTGATGTCGTTGGGCCTGCTGGGGCAATTAACAACGCAATTGCCACGTTTGCAGACACCACGGGTAAACTGATCAAGGCGAGCACGCCTGCGGAGGCTGGCATCCCTATTGCCGGTTACATCTCGCCAGGGGCTAACCTCGCCAATAACGTTGCTGACGCCACAAATGACTTGGACTTCCCGGCTTGCGTAGTCGCTAGTTCTGCGGCTTCGCCAATCATGATGACGCACTCCGCTGGAACTGCACAGCTCGACGTGGCTTACGGCTCGGGCAATGGTGGCCGATTCGATACTGCTATTTCGGACGGCACGTGGCACTGCTTTATTATCAGCAACGGGACAACCGTATCGCGCGGTTTCTCCAAGTCGCTCGATCCTACCACGCAGCCAAACTATCCGGCGGGATTCACACATTACAGACGCGTAGCGTCATGGATTAGGGTTGGCGGTTCTCTGGCTCAAATAAAGCAGCGAGGAGATGAATTTCTGTATGTGACGCCCGTTGGCGATAAAACTGGAGTTACAGCACTTACTAATGTGCTTTTATCTCTATCTGTTCCGACGGGGATATCAGTACAAGCTTTGTTGCGAATTTCATTCGTGGTGGGCTCTGGCGGGTTCATGCTGGCGCAGGGTGGTGATGGTGACTATGCCACCGTAAACAATGTGCTTGGCAGATCTGATGCCGGCGGCAACGCTATACCCTTTATAAGAGGCCTATTCACGAACGTATCCGGACAAATCAGATATTCTCTTTCTGTATCCGGAACAGTAACTGAAAACAACGTTTTAACGGTCGGATGGGTAGACACTCGGGGAAGGACATAAGATGAATATTTTCGTCCAAATATCAGAAGGGGCTATCGTCGGTATTTATGCAAACTTCCAGGAAGGTTTTGCAGAAGAGCCAATGGATGATAGCGACCCCGAAGTCATCGCCTTCCTCAACCCGGTCACCATCACCGACTACGAAAACGCCATCCAGAACCTCGTCGATGAAACTGCCCGCGAGAAGCAGTTCCGCGACGGCGTAACACTTGCCTCCTACATCGGATCAACAAAGCCGAAATGGGCGGCAGAGGCGCAGGCCTTCGTCGCATGGCGGGATAACGTCTGGTTCTACGCTTACGGCGAGTTGGCCAAGGTTCAAGCCGGCGAGCGGCCACAGCCGACCGTCGAGCAGTTCCTTACGGAAATCGCTCCCATCGCTTGGCCGCTGTCTTAACCAGACGCTGTCCCAGCATCGGCGGTCAATCAGCGTTTCGATACAAGATGTGCGGACGTATCACGCGATTATTGCCGCCGGATTCCGGCTGGCGTGGTTGTTCGCCCCGCCAATCTCTACGATCGTCGCGTCGCTCTCTGTGTTCACGGCGATCCCGCCAATCCCTGCGATCATAGTCACGGTAATAGCGGTCCCTGTAGTAGCGATCCCTATCGTAGGAGCGATAGTAAACGCCTGACGAATAATAGCCGCCAGAGCGATACCCGCTGTCATCAACGCATCCGCTGAGAATGCCGACAGATACGAGCGCAACTGCTGCGGTCAGAAGCTTCATGATGTCATCTCCCATTGAGGCACTCAAACGTGCGTCGGTGCCTTCGGTTCCATGAACACGAGAATGCTTAGTCAGACCTGAACCGTCAGTGAATGATCTGGTGCCCGCGATACGAATCAAAAAGACCCGCGCAACGAGGGGGACGGGTGTGCGCGGGTCTTTAAACCATGAATTGGGGACATGGCGCCGTCTAAACGCGCCGACCGACCGAACGTTCCCAACAATACCCAAACTAGGACAACCAAATGCCAATCACCAAAATCTCCACGCAGGGGAGGGCTTTCGTGCGCCTGCATGAGGGCAATCCGCTTACCGCCTATCTCGATCCTGTCGGGGTGCCGACGATCGGAACCGGCTTTACGATGCGCAGCGATTCCGTGCGACGCGAGCTTGCCAAAATCGGCATCACCAAGCTCGTGCCAGGCAAGACCAAGATCACGGCCGCGCAAAGCGATGCCATCCTCGATGCCGTGCTTGCCGTTGAATACGTGCCCGCTGTTGTTGCCGGTTCTCCCGCCGACCGCAAGCAGCACGAGCTCGACGCGGCTACTTCTGTCACCTTCAATCTCGGCGTCGGCGCCATGAAGTGGACATGGGCCGAATACTGGCGCAAAGGCCAGATCAAAAAGGCCGCCGCTCATCTCGCGGCCAATTACAACACGGCGAAAGGCAAGAAGCTGCCGGGGCTCGTACGCCGCCGCAAAGAAGAGGCCCTGCTTTTTGAGAAGGGTATCTACACCGGCGTAGCTAGCGCGACGAAGGAAGCCACCACCGAGCCGCCTGAGCAGCCTGATCCAATTGTGAAGGAAGCGCAGGAGCTGCTGACGGCGGCTGGCCTCAATCCCGGCGCTATCGACGGCTGGATGGGCGAGAAGACCAAGGCCGCAGTGATTGCTTACCAGAAGGCGCATCCACACCTGATCGCCGATGGAATCATCGGCCCCGCCACGCTCGCGCAACTTCGCCGTGACGCATCTGCGGCAAGGGAAGCCGTAACGAAGGGTGTTGGCTCAGCTGCAAGCTCAGGCTTGTTAGCCTTTGTCGCCGGCCTTCCTTGGGGGTGGATCGTTGCCGGCGTCGCTGTCGCTGCTGTTGCCTATGTCGCTTATCGCAATCGCGATGTCATCGCTCGCCGGTGGAACAGTTGGCGCGGCAAGGAGGTGGTGGTTTGATCCTCTTGTGGGCGAAATTAAAAGGCTACCTAGCCGCAATCGGTACGGCGCTCGCGATTCTCGCGGGCGTCTTTTTGTATGGCCAAAGGGCAGGGCGCTCCGCGGCAAAAGACGAACAGGCCGCAGCTAACGCCAAGGCCATCAAGAAGGCCGGGGATGTCGAAAATGAAATCAGGAATCTGGATGACGCTGGCGTTGATGACGCTCTTGGCAAGTGGATGCGCGACAAGCGGTAGCTACTGCGACATCGCCCGGCCGGTGCGCCCCTCCCTCGATGACCAGATGACGCCGGAAACGAAGCGGCAAATCCTCGCTGAAAACGAGAAGCTGCAGAAGCTGTGCGGGGTGAAGCCATGACCGGCGCCGAAATCATGGGTGCCGTTGGCTTCTTCGTGCTGGTGTTCGGCTTTATCTTCGGCCTGTGGAAGTACGTTGACGCGAAGATCGGCGCGGCAAAGACGGAGGCATTTGCAGCGGCGTCAGCTGCGTCGGCGATGGCGTCACTGGCGCGAGAGGAGCTTGCTGCCCATAGGCTGCACGTGGCCGAAACGTATGTTTCCAAGTCCGGCCTTCGGGAGCAGACGGAGCAGATCATGGGAGCGATTGGAGCCGTGAAGGATGCGGTCGACAAAATGACTATGCGCGTCGACAGGATCGTTGAAAATCAGTCGAAGCCGCGGACGACGCGAAACCCATAAAACAGCGTCGCAAAGAGCCAAAGTAAAAGGCCTGCCCACCACTGGAGGTAGCAAGCAGGCCCGATTAAGCCCCTCCCACAGGAGCGAATGTATTCAAACACTACCTTGTCGCGAGATCAAGGTGGCGGAACGCTATTTTAAGCTTGCGTTGGTTGGAGGGTGTTGCCCGTCCTCCTCGACCCAGGGCCGGGCCGAGGAGGGTGACTGGGATCACTAGCGAAAGCCTCTCGGCTGTGGATCTTCGCCAGAACATCGAGGAAGATAATACAATCTTTTGATGTGTATGTCTTGGAGATTCTTCAAGCAAAAAAAAGCCCCGGCATTTCTGCCGAGGCTTCCGTCACTGACAATGTCAGATCAGATTAGAACGAACGCTGCAGACGGATGAAGCCGTTTACGTCGTCGTCAACGTTGTCGACGTCGAGGTAGTTAACTGCAACCTT